AGATGAAACCGCGGAAGGAGCTCCTCTAAATTTTTCAAAAACAGATATTTTTTGTTTAACTATATCTATAGCATTTAAATATTGTTCTTCTGATTTAGGCAATCTATTAAACTGACCAACATCATAAAAGTATTGATTAAAAATATCTAACTGAGCTTGATTAGCTAATAGGTTAAACTCTAAAGGTGTTATATAACCTCTTTTTTCCTTATTAGCTATAGCAAGAACCTTTTGATATACTGTGTTTATATTTATTGCCATAATTTTTTATTTTGTATTAGTTAGGCCATCACGTAGATGACCTAACTTCTACATGGATGTTAATCCTTTAATCGTTTCTCAATATTAGAGTATATTTCCATACCCTCATCGGTCTTAAAGAAAGCTGCTAAAGCAGAATATGGATGCTCATCAAATGGAACAGTCATAACCTTTCTTCCGTTACTAGACCATGTGAAATTTCTTTGGTCGTCAGAAAGCTTTAATATACCAGCTTCAGTTGCTTTAACACCAATATTTCTAAGTTGAACATTATCGTCAGAAACAAGTTCTAAGAACAATGCCGGGTTTCTCTTAGCATATATAAGTAAATCTCTTTTAAGTTCTCTAGAACTCATCGTAGATACCTTAGATCCAATCTCTACACGCATAACAGCTTCAGCCATTTCTATATCTAGATTCTTAGCAATATTTAATGCTTCGATTTCTAGCTCTATACTATCCAACTCATCTGATGCAACTTGAATAGCATCATGTTCTGCGTATGTTCTATTAAGATTTGGATGGTAAAGTGAAAGAAGTTTTTGTAATGCCTGCTTTGCTTTTGGTACAAAAAGTACTCCATCTTCAAAAGTTATATGAGCAAGTCTAGCATCGCCTTTAAATTCATCTACAAAAGGAGTTTTTTGATTAATAGTGTATTTTAACTCTCTTTCATAACCTTTTTCTTCGTCAAACCAAACCAACCCTCTACTTCTTAGAGTGTAAGTTAAAGGTGACACATCACCTATTAGGTAGTATCTTCTATCTTTCATCTCCCAAGTATCCTTTACTTGAGTTTCTTTTGTTTGTTTTTTTGCCATGATATAATATAATAAAATAAAAAAAAAATAAGGGTAAAAATTACCCCTATCCAATGGATAAGGGTAATTATTAATTAATTGTTATTAGTTCAACAATACAAAGTTATTAGCTCCTTGTACAACTAAACATCTTTCTGATAGGTAATGTACCTCCATTGCATCAAGATCTGAAGTAATGTTTCCACCAACAGATCCAGTGATCCAAGTTTTCATTTTTCTATCATCAGCTTGTGAAGCTCTGTATCTGATATGCAAGAATGGTCTTTTGATATTTTTACCTAAAGACTGATCATACACACTAGAAACACCAGCTGGAACAACTACTCCTCTAACGTCTCCAAAAGCGGCTGCTCCCCTAGTTCCTGCGTCATTCAAGTATTTCCAATCAGACTTATAAAAGTCATAAGATCCTCTACGGAAACCATTAAACCCAAGATTTAAAGCCATATCCTCATCATTGTTAAATACTCCATAAGAAGTACCACCCGCATAATGAGAATTCATACCAGCTAGCATATCATCAATTGCAAGTGAAGTGCTTCTGTTTGCATAGATCATATTCTCTTCAATAGCTCCTTGTGCATCAAGCTTTTTAAGCATGTTGTCAAACGCTCCTAGATCCTCTGCAGAATCAGCAACTGTTGTTCCATCATTCTCAAAACCAATACCAGGTGTTACGTGTCCACGAGCTATAATAGCTGCAAACAAACCTTCAGTACCAGCTGTATCTTCTGCACCAGCTGTTCCTAGTTCAGTATCAACTGCTCCAGTAGACTTAGCTAGTTCTCCTTCAATAACTGCCATTTCCAAGTAATCAGAAAAACGAGCACGAGTATCACCTTCAGCTTTTAAATACCATAGGTAACCACTTTGTCCTTCTTCTCCAGAAACTTCAACCCATCCAATAGCGGATGTGTCTGATCCAGAAACCTCATACTTATCTTTGATAATTATGGGTTTGTTTTTATGAGACTTGAAAGAAGGTTGTACTGCATTTTGCATTCCAGCTACACCTTTCTTAAATTCTGATCCATAAACAAAGAAACTACATCTGTTACCAGCGTCATCGTCTGTTGTATTAAATCCACTTACAGCTCCTACTGTCGCTCCACCAGCATAAGGTACTACTGTTAAGGTAGAGTTATCAGCTGCCACTTCTTTAACGTAAGCCTTAATTATTTTTGGTGCTGCTTCTCCATCACTTAATACAATAGTTTGACCTACTCTAACGGCGTGAGCCCCACTTGTAGTTATAACTCCAGTATTAGCTATTGAAGCGCCACTATATGATAAATGTAATCTACCTTGCTCTGACCAAATAACTTGATCTGAAGACATTGCTTCCTCTGCTCCAACTTGAGCTAAGAAACCTGAAATACTCCTGTTTCCAAAAATTTCAGCTTCTTGTTCCATTAGATCAGGAAGATACTGCTGAGCCCATCCAGCTGTTCCTTGGGCTGTAAAATCTACAAAATTAGTTTGTAGTGTTTGTTTAGCGGGAGCCGGTGTTAGTGACGCGGTCCCGTTAAAGGTTACTTCTGCTATTGCCATGTTTTTATTATTTTAATTTTAAATTATTTTTTTACTTTAAACTTTAAGCTAGAAGAACTGTCTCCTGATAATGCTCTTATTTTAACGCCTCCAGCATCAACAAAACCTTCGTGACCTTGTCGCGGGTTCATATCAATGTTTTTAGATTTTGCAACACTTTGTTTTATTGCATCAGCCTTTCCTTGTTCGTAAAAATGATTAGCAATTGAATCAGCGTTCATTGCTGTAAATAAAGATTTATGATAACCCTTAGCATCTACAATTTCATTTTTTTCATTTAAGAATTTTTTAACAAAATTATTTATATCGCTCTGAGTCTTCTTAACCTTATCTGCTTCCTTAACATTAAACCTATACTTTTTTTCTCCAACTTCATATTCAAAACCTTTGAACTGATCATTGAAAACTTGATCTGTTTTGTTAACGAACAATGACTTTTGTTTTTCTGCTATTTTTTGAGACTGTTCAGTCTCCTTGTTGTAACGATTAAAAAAATCAACAGCTTTTTGCTGCTCGGGTGCTAACTTAGAACCCATCTTAATTTCTTCGTAATATTTAGACTTTAATCCGTCTAAATGAACCCTAGCATTCGCTACTTGTTCTTTAAATGCTAGTTTTTTTCTTTTAATATCTCTATCTTCATCAACATCTTCATCGTAAGAAAATGAATCTTCTAATAGAAAATTAATTTCATCGTTGTTTAGATGAGGTCTTGTTTGCCTGTAATATTCAGCTAATAAAAACTTATCATCTAGTCCACTGTAATCTTGATTCAGCTTAACGTATTCTTCTAAGCTTCCTCCAGTTTCATTCATAAAGTCAATAACTTTTTGTATGTTTTCTGGTAACTCAGCTCCTGTTTGTTTTTCTTGTTCAACAGCCTCGTTAATTTCTTCTTTAAGATCTTCTACATCTTCAGAAACTTCCTCATTGGTTATCTCCTCGAGAACGCTGTTTTGCTCATCCTCGGGAACTTGTTCTTTATCTTCTTGTTCAGTGGAACTTTCTGTGTTATCGTTTGTTTCAGATTTTTCTGTGACCTCTGATACAACTTCTTGCTCTTGCTGGGTTGAAACATTTTCAATGGTTTGTTCTTTACTAATATCCTCCTTATTATCAATCACCTCTTCTTGAGGTTTATTAACTTCTTTTAAGTCTACTTTAAAAACTTCATCATCATTTTTAGTGTTTAACTTGTTTTTTTTAATTTTAATCTTATCGTCAACTTGTGTCGATTCAACTTTCTGATCTTGAGTTACGCTTTCAATAACTGCTTGTTCTTTCTTTTTGTTTGCCATGATATAATATAATATGAAAAATTAAATAATTATTTTGGGTCAAAACCTCCTAAGTTAAAATCTCCGCTAAGTGTATCATTACCTGCTGACTCAAAGTTTTTAGGTGGTTTCTCATTTTTTCTTTGATCAATCAACTCTGATTGTTGTGATGCTTGTATTTTTGTTCTCTTATCTTTACGATCTTCTTTTTCTTTTTCTTTACCACTTACAGCTCGAACTTCCATTTGCTTTAATTGCATGTTCATTTGAAACTCAAGTTGCATTAACTCTTTCTTAGCTAAAACCTCTTGTTGCATCCTTTGCTGTTCTAACTGAGATTTTAATTGTTCCATTTCACTGTTTATAGCAATTAGTGATTGTTGTTTTTGAACTTCAGCTTGAGATGCTGCGGCTTGCGCTTGTGCGTTTGCTTGAGCTTGGGCTTGAATGTTTTGTTGCTGTATCAACTGATCTTTCTCTTGCTTCTTTTTTCTTCTAATTTTTAATAACTGATTTGCTAGTTTAATATTCTTTATCTCTCTAAGATCAATAGCATCTTCTAAATCAATACCTTGTTGAGCAACGGCTACTTGTATGTTATTCTCTAACATTGCTTTCTCTTCCTCATCAGGTGTTAACTCAATAAATATACCAAAATCGTGTAAGTGAAGATTAGAAACCTCCTCTAGAGTAGCTACATTATGAACGCCAATACTTTGTATAAAAGCAGACTTAGTGGGTGAATACTCTATAACATCTGATATCCTTAAAGATAAACACTCTGCTAGCTCAGATGTTATAAACAAACCGGCTTGCAATATATGTCTAGTTGCAGTATTTGAATTAGCAGCAGCCAACTTTTGTACACCCACTAAAGCATTTTTATCTGGAGTACTTCCGTCTCTTGCTTCATTTAATCCAGTCACATCTCTTATCATTTGTAGATAATAATTGTAAGTCTGTATTAGTGTTTGCATTTTTTGGCCACCACTTCCACTTGCTATTTCTTGAATAGGTACTTTACCTGGATTCATATCACCATCAGCTGTTAGTGATCTACCTATAATACTACCAGTTTGGAAGAACATGTTTAGTGCTTCTTGCGGGTTGTAGTTTGTACCATTGCCTAAATCAACTTCTGCTATACCATCAGCATCTAAGTACACTCCATCAGGAACCATCCTAGACATTACCTGCTGAAGTTTTAAATGAGTTAGCTGTATTATATCAGCAAAACCAGTTATTCTTCCTACAAGCGATTCTATACGACCCTTGTATATTCTAGGAGCTACAATAGAGTAATTCATTTTTACTTTAGTATAATCACTTTTTGGCCTCATCATATTTTTAGCCATCTCCCATTTAAGCAACTTCTTAGTTCCAACTATTAGTGCTCCTTCGTATAATACCTCTATAGACTTAGAAACTTTTTCAAACTTATCATCTAGTATTTCTGCTGGTGGATTAAAGGTATCATCTTTAATTATAATCTTACTAGCGCCAGTTGAAGTTTGTTTAACCTTGTATACCTCATTCATATAAGTTTTATAATTGAAATATAAAACCTCTATTTGATTTTTATCAATATAATCATCACTATTTTGAGTTCTATTATAGGAGTTTCTTCTAGAGTGAGGTTGTTCTTTTATTGTTTCTAAATCTTCATCATCAAGATTTGGAAATTGTTTTTTTAATTCGTTAATTGGTATAACCTTAACTTCACCAACATAGTATATGTCTTCAAAGTAAGGTGATTCAGTATAAGAATATACTAAATTAGCAGGATCAACATACTCAACTTTTATACCTTCTGATTTACTGAAAGTATTTTTAACAGCTCCAATACCTAAAACAGTTAAATCATAGTTAACTCTTTTTCTAGTTAGTTCGTATCGATTACCATCTAACATTGTATTTATAGCTTGCTCCTCAGCTAGTTCTATGGCTTGCTTGTAACTTAATTGCATGTGTAATTCTAACTCTTCTTTAGAGTCTGGCAATTCATCCTCTGGTGTATTAGATATATCAATTCCAAAAGCCTGCTTTGTGAAAGCATTTAACTCTTTGGTTCTCATATCAGCTAATAAATCTTCCATGTATTGGGTTCTTTTACTAACCCCGTATGGATCTTGAGAGTATGCTTTTATATCATATGTTCTTTCAGATATTCCGTTAACAACTATATCTACAAACTTAGGAATAATAGGTACTGGTTTCCAGTCTAAATTAAGATAAGATAAATCACCGTTAATAGATAATTCATCTTTGTATTTTTGTATAGACTGCTCTCCTCTAGCATACAACCTTAGTTTATGAAAATTAACTTCGTTATTTTTAAATCTGTTAGAACCCGTGTCTCTATCAAACCATTCGCTCTCTATAGCTTTAGCTACTTCAAGCCCATACTCTGTGCTGACCTTTTGTAGATCACTAACCACTTGGCTAGGAAAAAAACTTTTTGTAGCTGATTCGGACATATCTTTATTTTATAATTTTTGAAAAGTTACCTTGGTTTTCATACCTAGATAAGCTAATGTTTATATTTTTTCTTTCTATTTTCACGTTAGGAGTATATAAGTGTCTATTACAGGCCATTATAGCTAAACCAGAGCTAATAGCTGCATCAAATTTTGTTCTATTGTTTATATCAAATCTAGACCAATCATTTAATGTTCTGTTAAAATATATATCACCGTAGTTACCATTAGGCTTTAAACCTACGTGTTCTTGTATATACATTTCTATGGCAGCGGCGTGCGCTTGTCTAATATCTTCACTTGAGTTAGGTATTCCACCTATCTCTTTTTCTGTTGTAGATAACTTGTTCCAAGTTCTATCAGGTCTATTCATTGAATAACCCCTGTAACCTCTTCTTCTTATATAATATAAGAGTCTAGGCTTATTGTTCTCAGCTAGTATTGGCATACCATAAAAGATAAGTGCCATAAGTACATCTTCAAAGAAAGTCTCAGCTGTCTGAGGTCTAGCAACATATTCTAAGAAAAAGTGATTAGGAGGAGCATCTTCCATGGAAAACTTGGTGAGGCCATGAAGAGCTCCTTTGGAACCTAGCCCGTCGACCGTCCCCGAAATATCATAACTGTCACATCCAAAAGCACCCATATGCTCGTTACCTGGTGATTTAAAACCATTTCTGTCAACTACTTTATTTTGTAGGTGAAGAGGTGGCACCCAGCTAACCCTAAATCTACCTGCTGGATTTGGATAAAATATTACTTTAGAATCTTTAACCCCGTTAACCCATTGAAAACTACCGGTATTAACAGATGAAGATCCTGATATGTCTTCATTATAATCTACTTGTTCGTATATTTTTTGTAAGTTAAATATACTATTCTTAGTCTCATCTCTAAAAGCATGTTCCTCTGTTCTAGGAAACTGTCTGTAAAACTCATTTAAAGCATCACCATCACTTTTTAAACCATCAACTTCATTCTGCCAATGTTCTATAATTCCGGTGTCTATATACTCTCCAAAAGGACCCTTAGTTTCTTGTTCTGGCGTATCAAATACTGGTTGGCCAAATTTATCTATAAAACCTTCGTAGTTCCACTCCATTGGTATGAACAAAGAATATAAACCAGAACCAGTCTGACCGTTTTTATTTCTCTTTGTTACATCTGAGCTTTTGTATAATTTCTTAAAGTTCTCTCCACCTTTATCTAAAGCGTTAGAGGTACTACCCATCATACACTTACCAATTATTCTACTACCTAATCTTAAGGTTGTTTTCGTAACCCGCCAGTTGTTGAGGATATTGTTTGGCTTCTCCCATTTACCTGATTCGTCATGTACGAGAAGTTTGAGTTTCTCCCCATCGTAGGAGTTATCTCCAGTGTTCTTCCAATCGATGGTTGTATCCAATCCTTGAAGAT